TACTCTATCTCTTGCAGTAGAACCTGTGCCAACTAATGAACCGACATATCCACCAGTAAAAGTAATAGTTCCCGTTCCACTAAAACTAACTGTGTATTGTGTTGTATTAGCAACGGTTACATTTTGTGTTGCCCCTGTTTGTGAATTTAAAAACAAATTCGTCCGCTGTGGCTCAAGCAATAAACTTGGGCAGCCCCCACCAGCGTAATCTATTCTCGGTACATTAACACCAACCGATTCTATTAATCCGTCTTCGTTAATCCTGGTTGCTGTGGTTGCCCTTGTAACGCTAAAATCTCCACTTCCATCATTTGGGAATATTGAATATAAACTTCCAGCCTTCGCCCCATCAGGAATTAGCGTTATACTGCTGTTGCTTACATTATACTCTATTTTATTTTGAGTGCAACTATCAATACTATACATTGTACCTGTATTTGCCTCTACCCTTGATCGGTAAAAACCATAATCAATATAACTGAATAACCTTAATCCCGCCTTTTGTTTATTTTCTTGAAAATCTATATTTGGGTAATAGCTTAACCATTCAAACCAATCACCCTCATTATTTTTTCCGTAAATTTTACCATTTCTGGATAAAGTAAAATTTGCACCTTTATTACTGTAAGTAACTGCTGAATCTGAATTGTCTGCTATCCATACAACTTCCGCATCTTGGTAAGCATTGCGCCCTGATGATAAAGTAGTATTTAATAGCCTACTTACGCCTTGTGCTGCGTTGTTTATTTCTTCAATATAAATAGTTTGCTTATCAACCTTTCTATAATGCTTATTTAAAATAGGTTGGCTATTAGGATTGTAGGTTAGTTCTAAGGCGTTAAATTCTGTGGTGTCTGTCTTACTGCCGATAACTGCGGTTAAATCATTTCTAATAGCTAACGCTGTGTCTTCTAATTCCGCACGCCTTGTATAACTATTTAGCATTGACGCTGTATCACCACGCTCGATAAAAGGCGCAAAAGCTGATGCTGTGTCATTCCTACTTATATACGGTGTTAGCATAGAAGCCGTATCACTACGCTCTATAAAAGGGGCAAAGGCTGCTGCTGTATCCGCCCTATTGATATAAGAGGTAAGCATAGCTGCCGTGTCACTTCTTTGAATATAAGAGGCAAGCATTGATGCGGTATCAGACCTTTCAATAAATGGAATAAAAGCTGCTGCTGTATCATTTCTACTAATGTATGGTGTTAGCATAGATGCCGTATCACTTCCGCTTATAAGACCTGTACCATTAACCCCTTGAAGAGCCATATAGCTATTAAAGGTAGTTAGCAAATTAAAAAAGTCTGTGCGCTTAATCGGCCCTCTGGCTTCGGCTAATACGCTATCAATGTACGCATACATTTCGGTACTATCGGCCGGTGTAGACTGAGAAAAGCCTTTAAAAATAAAGGCCACCATAAATAATAGGAAAAATAACCCCTTTTTCATCCGTATCTATTTACGAACCTGGGGAAGGTGTAGCAAATATACAATAATATTAGGCTATTGATAAATCACCCATTCGCCATCAATGGCTACAACGTGATAAATGCCAACGCCATCTATATTGTATTCGGTAGATCCATTTATATTTTCGGTATCTGGAGTTAAAGCAACAATGGTAGAGGCGGTAATTGTGCTGTCAGCGTATATCTTATATTCTTGGCCTTCTATTAGCGCATTCATATTTAGCACATAAGTACCATTACCGCCAGACCAAGATAATTTAATCCAATATACATCAGTTCCCAAAGTAGAACTACCGCTTGCGCTGGCATCAATTACAATTGTTGCTTTGTAAACTTCTGATCCTAATCTAAAATTTACAAGGGTTGTGCCTACATTGGTATCTTCGTCAAATTCAATACCTTGTATTCTGCGTTGCAATTCTTGCACGTTAGAAGGCGTTTGACCAGTTCTGGCAGATACCATACTTTGAGTACCACCAAAGCTAAAATCTTCATTAGGATTAGCAGCAGTCGCATAAATGCCTACTTGAAACCAAGTACCATTAATCTCAGCACTTTGCGCTAAAAATGACCATTCGTGCGGAACAAATCTAATACTATCAAAAAGTATCCCTTCATTATAAGATTGGGTAAAAATAACATTACCCTCATATTTTAAAATAGGTTCGCTTTGTAGTTGCAGCCTTTTTTGAATCATTAAACCTGGCAGCGTTATATCTTCACCATTAGTGCCAAACTCCCAAGTATCGCAAGCCTCAACAGTAGTTCTGTTATCATAAAGTATAAGGCCACTTTGTATGCCTTTATCAGCAATAAATAAAGTTGGATACCTGTAAACCTCGTAATCTGCTACATCGGTATTAGGATTCTCAACACTTACTAATAGCTGCGTTTCGCCTTCATCTAATAGCGTTTTACTACGCATAGTAATGCGACCTCCTAAATTTTGATAATCAGTAGGGCTAAGTGTGTTCCAGCTTGGCATATTAGCACTTGAAACATCACCAGCATAATATTCAAATCCTAAATTATCTAAGGTAACTTCTAATACACCAGTTGCTGGTATGTAAGCCGTATTAATTACCAAACCCGATCCAAATTGGCCGTAAAATACCTGGTGCGTTTGGCTTGATCCACCAGTAGGGTTCAATAATTTATCGGTATAATTGCTGTAAATAGTATAGGTACTGCTGGATGTAGTCCACGCCGTACCATCCCAATAATAAACTGTTCCAGTAGCAATAGCAGTAACGGTAATTGTTACATCTAATTTACATCGTATTCTACTGCGCCAAGTATTACCAGATACTCCACCATAACCAAAAGCATCGGTGCTATTAGGTGCAATATTGATGCGCTCTAAAACATTAGTAAAATTAAACTCAAAAAAGAATGCTTGGCTTATTTGACCAGTACCAACAGCAGCATTAAAAAATTGCGCAGAAAAAAGACCAAATACGCGATTAGCGGAATTACTAACGCTGCTGGCATCTAACTCTAAAAGGTTATTATAATCACTTGAAAAAGTGCGCTGCTCTACTTCTACTCTGCGTAAAGCTGGCAAATAAGTGAAATTATTACCCGATCTTCTTGCTTTATTAGATGTTTGATCTATTAAAGTAAAAGTGCTGGCATTGGTATAGGTTGAACTGGTTAAAGCCTTCGTATAGGTCATCCTTTTAGTTGTAGCACCTTGCCTAAGTAATATTTGCTCAAAATACCACGCTCCATCTGCTTGGTAAATTCTGCTAACAAACAAATAACCCAACTGCTCTAATACTTCTTTTTTGCTTAGATATTCAATATCTAAAACGGCTGGGCCATAAAGACCATTAAATAATTCTGCTTTTTGGCGTTCTTGTACATCTCTAAAACCTCTAACATCAATAATTAAATCCGCTAATGGGTCGGTAGATGCGCTATAAGTTTGATCTGTTTCCCAAAAATCAACCGAAGTAACTAAATAAGCATCGCTTGTTCCCCATAGTTCTTTCGGCAAAGCATCTTCTAAGCAAGTGCCTAATATTGTTATAAAAGGAGTATTAGCCGGATAACCAGCACCGCCAGCAGAACTATTAACTTCGTCATAGTCAATATTCTTTAATTTGGCTAATCCATCAGTTGCTGTGATTTGTACCACATTGGGCTTCGGGCTGTCTTGCTCATATATTTCATCTTGTAAAATAACACCCCTCCAAAATGGCGTATAATTACCAGGTGTCAATGCCTTTTCTATTAATACATAAAAGTCTGTTTGTTGCTTTTGTACTATATCATAAATCAAAGTATCAATAGCAGATGAATTATTTATTATGTATATCTCGGCAGCAGAAGGCGATAATGGATTGGCAATGTCATCGGCAACTGGTCTATAATTTAAAATAAACCCTTCGCCTTGGGCTATCGGTTCTAATGTGGTGCTGGTATAACCTTCTTCTTTTATGGTAATTCTAAAATCCTCATTCAAACGATTTCTAAATTCCCATTGCGCCCTATTGCCTAATGCCATAATTGAATAGTTTATCTACCTGTTTGCCGGCTTAATCCTTGTTGGCTTCTGGCATTGCTAATTAATATATCTTGACCTAATAACCTGCCACCAACTGCTACGGTTGCGCCCATCATTCCAAGTTTATTATTAGGCATAATGCTTCCCGATCTACCAGGCATAAATAATTCTGGCCCTCGTTCGCCAACAAGATATGCTTGACCAAAATTTACTGGCCCTCCGCTTGCTCTTGGTTTCAATTCAAAGCCAAATCCTAATGCTTGACCAAAAAGCTTTTTAAAACTACCAAAACCAAATGCAGCCATCAAAGCAGCAAGAATAGCCGCTTGTGCTACCGTTGCAATTAATTTTTTAATTAAATCACCTAATGCTTGTATTAATGATTGAGTACCCTTTACCGCTGCATTAAACAAATTAAAAAAACCATTAGCTATATTTCCCACTATTGTATCAGTAATAGCCCATTGTAGATTTAACTCTTTTACTGGTTCTATAATACCGCCTATTGTTTGTTTTAAATCTGGTAATCCTTTTGGCTGTAAACTAATTATTTCTTCTCTTGGTCTGCCTGGGCCTGATGGCATATCGTTTATTGCCTTAGCTACATTTTTTGCCGCTACTTCCTCAGCTTCAAAGGTTTTTATTACCTCCTGCGTAGCCTGTGCCATTTTCAGCTTTTGCAGGGTTAGCGCTGCCGTTGCAGGGTTTAGCAATCCCAACTTTTCTTTCAAGCTTATTGATCCATCAAAAAGAACGCTAAAAAAACTCACTACTTCATTACCTACTTCCAATAACTTAATGTAGGCGGGTACTAATGCCTTTCCTAATATGGCCTGCTGATTCTTTAATTGTGCGTTTAATTGTGCTGTTTTCTGTGCTGTGGTTAATGCAACATCACCAGCTTTGCCTAATTCCCTTTGAATAATATTTCCTGCCGCCTCGCCAAAGTCACCTGTTTTCTTAATCTCTTCTTGCAATTCTGTGGCAGATATACCTAAGTTATCCATTACAAGAGTAGATTTACGACCTATACCATCAATAATGGAGTTAACTAAATAGTCAACTGATTCACCAGTTTGCGCTGCGCGTTTAGTGGCAAATTCAAAGAACGTAGCAAGCTGATCTAATGGTACTTTAAAGTTCTCAGCCCTTACTGCTTGCTGCATCAGTTCTAAGTCGCTAATAGTACCCCTTGTGGCGTGTCTTAATTGTAATAGTAGATTGGGGTTATTTAGCCTGTCAAATGCTGCCTGCACACCTTCCATCTTTCCGGCAAGGGCTATGGCTTCATTTCCAAACCTTAGAACGCGATCAACAGCAAAAGCACCGGCAATAGCACCCCCTAAACCTGCAAATGCTTTGTTAAGCTGGTTAACGCCGCCCCTGAAGTTTTTGAGCTTGCCGTCCATGTCTTTAAGCCCTCTATCCAGCTTATCCAGCTTTGCGCCTATCTCAACATTTAATTCACCTGCTGTTAGTGCCATTTTTTAGTTTCCAAATTTTATCAGCTATGCGCCTTTCTTCATCCGTTATTGGCTTATATTCCCTCGCTGGCCTTTCGTCAATCTCTGGAATCTTCCAACTATCAAATACTTTTCTGCCAGCCATAGAAGCAGCAATGTTCCTATGCCACGCCTCTTGCCTTGCCATACGCATTAAATACCCCTTGGCTATATAATGGTATTCCTCCCACGTTAAACCCCTTAAATCGCTACGCCGTAAGCCTACCTCTGCCGCAAAGGTTAAAAGGTCGGGGATTGTTATCCTACGGCCGTCACCTTTCCCTCGCCTTCCTCAACTGGTACGTTACTAGCAGAAACGTATTTATCCATCGCTTCAGCCATAATCTGCTTAGTTAATTCTGGGTCATTGTTCAACTCATTAAACAATTCCCGATAACTAAACGGAAATGATGGGTCTGCCGTCTTTAACGCAACGTGGCAAAAATGAACAAGGTTTCGCATAGCAGTAGTGCTAATGCGTTCATCTTCCTTGCCATTCATGCCAAATAAAACTCGCAAATCACTTACCTCATCAAGGTATTTGAATCCGCAAGCTTCGATAAATTCAATAGTAGCCAAGGCATCCCAGGCCACGTTGTAGCTTTTGTTTTTGATCTTTATCATAAATAATTATTAAGTTACTACTTGCTTAGTAGTAGCACCAGTACGCTGGATGGTTAAGCTGAAAGTAGCCGCATCATTCTTAGGTCCACTCAAGCTAAACGCTGAATAACGACCAGTAAATGACCATTGCGTACCACCGGAAGTAAGCTGCCCAAAAAGAACAGTTACAGTATTACCTGAAGCCCAATCATCATAAGCATCTGTTGCTCCTTCGTTAGTGTCTGAAGGATCCCATTTACCCTCAACACTAAATGTTTGGTCGCGCTCACCGCTAAGATATTCTTTGTCACCACCACTATCTTTAGTGGTAATGTCAATCATATCTGCTGAGGCTTCCATGTCTGCCTGTACGGTACCTTTAAGCTGGTTGCCGTTGGCACTAATCAGAATTACATCACCATTTAAAACTGCCATTGATCTACTATTTAAAATTTACAATTCTTCTACTTCTATTCTAAACCTTAAAATGCGCCGGGTTACTTGCTCTACATCTTCAAGAGAGTAATCCTTAATATCATTTTCAAGGTAAAAGAAGGTACAATTGAAATTGGGGGATAGTGAAGGAACGGCTGTTATCGTAGGCTTCAAAGCCTGCTTAACTTGGTTACAAATATTATCTAACTTTACATTGCTGCTTCCATCGTGTTGCAGCCTTGTAATTACTTGGATATTAATATATCCATTCTGCATAAACCTATCTTTTGCGCTACTTTCGCTAAGGTTTAAATCAGCGAGGTAAATATAATCATTTTGCGCTGATTGTGGCACAAGTTCAAAAACAGGTATTGTCTGCCCTTGATATGTAATGTTCCCATTTAGGGAACTAAACAGCGCACTATACAGAGCATTGCTTACGTCTTTCATCAATCAATATTTTACATTGTTCGGGCATCCTTTCTAATTGCTTTTTATAGCTTGTTTCCACGCACCAAGGCGTTACTATCTTATCATAAGCCCAAATGTTTACCGGGCTTTTTATATCCCACATTAAAGGCACATCTTCGCTTTGCAAATGTAACGCTTTTAAAGGCGCATAGCTTGTAATCTTCGTGTTGCTTAACATATCCAACCCCCTATCGCCACCAGACCATAAATAACCATCAAAATGATCTACTATATCTCGGCTTACCATTCTGCCTGGTCCACAAACGCCAGCAATGCTATTAGGCGGTATTGTAAAGTTCTTTGCTCTATGCGTACTATAATCTACAATGCAAATAGCATCAGTTCCAAAATAAGGCGTTTCTTTTTGTATCTCTGGTAGGTAATAAGCAAATAATTCAGGGCTGATTACATCATCGCTGCCCAATATCATTATGTAATCCCAATCCAAAACCAAAGCATCTTTAAGACCTCGGCTAAATTTTAAACCTACTGGATTATTTGGCTTTTGGCTATGGTAGATATTGCGCTGATCTAAAAACTTTACATCTTCATCTTCTGAGGCTGTTATAAAGATGTCCATTTCTATATCGTGCTTCCAATGCTCTTTACAAGCATTAAACCCAGCAAGCATAATATCTACTATTTCTTGCCGGCCTTGCATACAAGTGTACCAAAGTATTTTAGGCTTTTTCATCGTGGTCTAAATGGTTTTTTTCGGTTTTTAACTATCTTTAGTATTTCAGCTTTCATCTTTTTGCTATTGCGCTCAAAAGCTGGCATTAGGTATGGCTGCGCTCTTTGTTTGCTTGTTCCAAATTCTACAAAGGAAGCATAGTTGGCGTTATGGCCTATCTCAGCACCTAATCTATTACGCTTGTGGTTTACATAAGCAGTCTTTTTAAGATTACCAGTTCTGTATGGAGCAGCTTGTATGCTTTCCATTCTTATTTGCTGCGCCGTATAAGTTATTTCATCTTGCACTTGCTTTTTGATATGCTCACCATACTTATCAATGTTCTTTAGCAAACGCCGTAAACTGGATTGGTCTATCTGTGCCTTTAACTGCGCCATTAGTTTAAATTAATTTCATCCTCATCCCAAGGATTAAAGTTAATTTCATAATCCTCGCTGCTTTCAGCAAAGCACGAAGGGCATA